AAAAACCATTTTATCAACTTCAAAAAAATTACGTTTATCAACTGACTTGTGAACTCTTTAGATATGAAGACGAAGTTATTGATACTAATGTAGATGAAATTGATGATAATATTGTAGAACAAGGATATATCCAAACTCTTACAATGGTTGGAACTTCATCTACTGCTACAGCATTAACTGGAATTGTTAATGGTGGCGTTAGAAGAATCACTCTAACAAATAGAGGAGGTGGATATACTTCTTTACCAAGAGTCGCAATATCATCTGCTCCAAGTGGTGGTTTGACTGCGACTGGTATCGCAACAATGATATCTGGTTTGATTGATTGTAATGGAGTTACGTCAGATAAAATTCAAGGTGTTGAACTAACTAATCCAGGTTATGGTTATACGGTTGCTCCTGGAGTTAGTTTCATTGGTGGTGGAGGTGTTGGTGCTGCTGCGACAACTGAAATTGCTAACGGTATGATTGGTATTATTACTGTAACAAGTGGAGGATCTGGATATACTTCACCACCACTTGTTACAATTAGTTCTCCAGGAATTGGAACAACAGCAAGAGCAGTATCTCTAATCAATGCAGCGGGAATTGTTACTTCAATTAGAGTTGTAGACGCTGGAGTTGGATATACTGTTGCACCTACAATTACTATTGGTTCACCAAATGTTGGAAGTGTAGGAACTTATATCTTTAATGAAGTTGTTACTGGATCTATAAGTAGCACTACTGCAAGAGTTAAATCTTGGAGTTCTGTCACAAATGTATTGGAAGTATCTATAATCTCTGGTTCATTTGTTGCAGGTGAAACAATTGTAGGTGCTGCAAGTAGTGCTAGTAGACAACTTAGAATTATAAACACTGATGATATCAATGATCCTTATGCACAAAATGAGGAGATTGAATTAGAAGCGGATCAAATTATTGATTTTAACGAAACAAATCCGTTTGGAATGCCATAATATAAATAGATCTAACGATTTTGTTAAGTACTTTACAAAAATTTTAACATGTTTGAGTATTTTTACCACGAAATATTGAGAAGAACCATTGTTTCTTTTGGTTCTCTCTTCAATAATATTTCAATTAAGCACACAAATAACTCTGATGAAGTTGTCAGTGTCATCAAAGTTCCGCTTGCTTATGGTCCTACTCAAAAGTTCTTAGCAAGATTAGAGCAATCTCCAGATCTCAACAAACCTGTTCAAATGAATCTTCCAAGGATGTCATTTGAATTTATTGGTTTGAATTATGATTCTGGAAGAAAAGTAACACAAACTCAAACATTTATAACATCAACTACATCAAATAAAAGTCAGGAAAAAAAGGCATACATGCCAGTTCCTTATAATATGCAATTTGAACTTAGTATTATGACTAAGTTGAATGACGATATGCTTCAAATTGTTGAACAAATTTTACCATATTTTCAACCGTCATATAATATGACGGTTAATTTGCTTGAAGAAATTGGTGAAAAAAGAGATATACCTGTGGTTCTTGATAGTATCACTATGAGTGATGACTATGAGGGTGATTTTAGTACTAGAAGAGCACTTATTTACACATTAAGATTTACAGCAAAGACATATCTATTTGGTCCTGTTCTATCTGCCTCTTCGGATATCATCAAAAAAGTTTCTGTTGGATTTATCGCTGCTTCTTCATCAGGTGCAGATTCAAAGGCAGGATCAAGAGATCTTACTTACTCAGTAGAACCAAGAGCAATTAAAAACTATACTGGAACTGTAACCACAAGTTTGGTTAATGACATTGGACTATCTGAAACTGAAATAACAGTCGCTGATGCATCCTCAATTCTAGAAAATACTTACATTGTTATTGATAATGAGGAAATGTATGTTGATTCTAAATCAGGAAATGTTCTTACTGTAATTAGAGGATCTGACCAAACTATTGCATCTAACCATGTGTCTGGTGCAGATGTTAAGAAGATTACAACTGAAGATAACCAACTGATTGAAGTTGGTGATGATTTTGGATTTGATGGCGGGTTCTCATGAAGATGACAAAAAAATTTGATGACCTAAATGAAACTTTTAATGTTTCTGGCGAAATAGTAGAAACAAAAGTAGAAAGTGTAGATAAAATTGAAAAAGTTTCATCCTCCATTGAAGATGTAAAAAAAGATTATGAATACACAAGAGGAAATCTTTATTCTCTGATTGAAAAAGGTCAAGAAGCAATCAATGGTATTCTTGAGTTGGCACAAGAAAGTGAAATGCCTAGAGCATATGAAGTTGCTGGACAATTAATTAAAAATGTAGCAGATGCAACTGATAAACTTATGGATCTTCAGAAAAAACTGAAAGATCTTGACGAAGACAAGAGTATAAAAGGTCCAACTAATGTTACTAATGCACTATTTGTAGGATCTACTGCAGAACTAGCAAAACTTCTTAAAAAGCAGTCAACTGATGAAAACGTTTAAACAATTTCAAGAAGAGTGGAGTAATAAATATAAAAAGAGTATTGATTGCTCAAATCCAAAAGGATTTTCTCAACGCGCTCATTGTGCGGCAAGAAAGAAAAGAGCAAAAGGTGAAGAAACTAAATCCAAACCAGTTGAATGAAGAATCCAAAGTTCTCACACAAAACACCACATCTAAAAGGGAAACAACATCAGTTAGATCCCAATTTAGATCTTAAACAATTAGTTCATCATGCAGCGGTTCAATACGTTGATCGTGATGCTGATGGTGATGTGGATGTTTATGATAATCCCAAGAAAAGGACACCTGACGAAAATCCAGTAGATATTAATGTTGGTACTGGATCTAGAAAACTTCTTGCTAAGCAAAAAGGAGAACTTAAGCATACTAGAACTGGTATGGCATATGAGGATCTTCGCAAATGGTTTGGAACTGGTGGAGAAGGTGGTGTTGATGGTGGAGGATGGGATAGATATAATTCCGAAGGGGAGAGAATTGGCAAATGTGCTCGTGAACCAGGAGAAGCAAAACCAAAATGCTTATCAAAAGAAAAAGCAGCAGAAATGTCTAAGGATGAAATTGCTGCAGCAGTAAGAAGAAAAAGAGAAAAAGATCCAGTAGCAGATCGTCCAGGAAAAGGAGGAAAACCAAAAATGGTATCCAATAAAATAGAAGAGCAATCCAGTGAAGAAAGATATTGTCCAATGTGCAGAAAGAGAGAAAAGAGAATGGATTGTTCTTACGGACCTGCTATGTGGGATGCAGTAACAATTGGTGGAATCAAAGAATCCAAAAAACCAGAACCAGATCATGAGCACTCAATGGCAAGATCTGAACTTGCAACTATTGAGAAAGCAGTTAAACGCCTTAAGTCAAAAATGAAAGGTGAGGGAAATATTGAAGCATGGGTACAATCAAAGATTACTAAAGCAGCAGATTATATTGATGCGGCAGCAGATTATATTGATAGTGGAGAACATAATGTTCAAGGATCAATGGACGAAGCAAAAGATCCTTGTTGGAAAGGATATAAGCAAGAGGGTCTGAAAAAGAAAGGAACCAGAATGGTTCCTAATTGTGTTCCTGTAGAATCAGTAAGTTTTGAAATTGGTTCTGATCATAGAAGTGCTCAAAAACAAGCAAAGATTAGAAATCTTGCAAAATCAACAACTAATTCTGGAGAAAAGGAAGCAGCAAAAAGTAAATTAAAAGGTCCATCTTTACCTTTATCTGATGAATATATAATGGAAAAAAATGTTCCTACGAATCCAAAACTTTGGGCAAAATGGAAGGCAAAGGCAAAAGCAAAATTTGATGTCTATCCTTCTGCATATGCAAATGGTTGGGCAGCAAAAGGATATAAATCTGAAGGTGGTGGTTGGAAGTCAGTATCAGAGGAAACAATTGAAGATTTAAACGGAAATTCTTTCGTTGAAGTCATTGATTTAATCAAACCAGATCCAATTGTTTCTGAGGAAAATGGAAAAGTATGTGAGGTTTGTGGAAAGTCTCCATGCGAATGCTCACCAAGAAGACCGATGGGTGGCAGTTCAGCAAAACCTGGTCCAGATAAAAATTATGTAAAACCAATGGGCGAGTCAGTGAGAATACCAGCAAAAACTGGAAATATTATTCTTGTCACTCTGACATGGAGAGGAAAGTACTATATGATGAAATTATTCTTTCCACAAACAACCAAACCAAGTCGTCAAGAAGTTCAGGATCAAATTTCAAAGGTTTATCCGGGATCTAAAGTTCAATCATTTTATATTTCAGACATTAAACCAGGTGAACAGTTTCTTCAGGTAGAAGATTGGCAAAAAGTTAATCGCCAAGACAAGACTGATGGATTAAGTCAGAAAGCAGTTAATGCTTATCGCAGAGAAAATCCAGGGTCAAAACTTCAAACTGCAGTCACTGAAAAGAATCCAGAGGGAAAGAGAGCTGCACGCCGTAAGTCCTTCTGTTCTAGAATGAGTGGTATGAAAAAGAGACTAACTTCTTCAGAAACTGCTAGAGATCCAGATTCAAGAATCAACAAAGCTCTTCGTCGTTGGAACTGTAACTAAAATGAAATCATTTAAAGAATTCCTGTCAGAAAGTGTAAATATTGCAGGAGATTTCAATGGAAATCTTTATATGAATGGTTCAAATTCTCAACCAGAACCTGTTGGAGAATCTTTTTTTGCTGATGTGGTTTGGGAAGGAAAAATTTATCGTATGGAAGTTGAAGGTAGTATGATGTCAAAAACTGAACTTGCAGAAGAACTCCAAAGTGAGTATCCAGGTGCGATAGTTCACAACATTTATCCTTCAACAAATCAAGTATCCAGAGTTAAAAACGTAAAAAGATATCAACCAGAAAGATTATCGTGGAGTGATTGATTAATGGCACAGTGGAATAAAAATGAGCAGGATTTTCTAAATCAAGAGAGAAGTCTCTTTGAGGTCTTTAATATTGCAGATCACTGGGGAAACCAGACGGACTGGAGACCTCAATTCACCAACAACAATCGTCTCAAAGTTGCTCCTTTCCAAACAGTATTCTTTAATACTTTCCAGTATGGTAAAGAGACTGATGTATGGGATGAAAGAATAGTTGGAGTTGGAACCGCAATTCACAATGCAGCATCAAGTAATGTGATTATGCAAGTTGGATCTACTGCTGGTAGCAAAATTGTTCGTCAAACCAAGAATGTGATGAGATACATTCCTGGTAGAGGTGCAACACTCGCATTCGCAATTCGTCTTACTACACCACAGGTAGGTATTCGCAGAAGATTTGGATTGTTTGATGAAAACAACGGTGTTTATTTTGAGGATGATGGTGGAACATATTCTTATGTACTACGTAGTAGTGTAACTGGAATTGTTACAGAAACCAGAGTATACAGAGACGATTGGAATGGTGAGAAGTTTGATGGAAATGGTTGGACTGGAGTAACTGCAGATCCAACAAAACAACAAATGATTTCCATTAACTATGAATGGTATGGTGCTGGCATTGTGCAATTTGCTTGGTTGATGAAGAATGAGACTGTTGCATCTCATACTTTTGAGAACTCAAATACCAATCCAGGAGTGTGGTGTTCTACTCCATTCTTACCAATTAGACTTGAGATTGAAAATGTAACTGGTGTTGCAGGAAATCATTACCTATACCAGGGTTCTAATTCTCTTATTCAGGAAGGAGAACCAGAAAAACTTGGAACTCTTTTGAGTATATCCAATCCCATCACAGGGACAACTATGTCAGTGTCAAATACATTCTACCCAATTATAAGTCTTCGTCTAAAGTCGAATAACCTAACTGGTGTAATGCTTTTGAGATCATTACAGGCAGCAACCAATGATAATACGAATGTGTATTGGAAACTTCTACAAAATGCAACATTGACTGGAGGAACTTGGGTGGACCATCCAGATCCAAACTCCTTTATGCAATACAATATAACTCAAACAGCAGTATCTGGTGGAAGCGATCTTTTGAGTGGTTTTGTGATTGGTGGTAGTGGTGGGACTCTAGTTGATCTTGATGTTAGAGCAGCACTTCAGTTAGGTAGAAGTGGTATTGGAACAATCAGTGATACTTATACTCTTGCTTGTGCAAGTCCTAATAGTAACAAAGCAGCACTTGCAGTTCTGAACTGGATTGAGCAGAGGTAATTTTTATGAGTGATGTATATCTTGGTAATCCTTTACTGAAAAAAGCAAATACTCCAATTGAATTTACTCAAGAGCAAATTGAGGAATTTATTAAGTGTAAAGATGATCCTGTTTATTTTGCAAACAACTATGTAAAGATTGTTACTCTTGATCATGGTCTTCAAACTTTTAAACCTTATCACTTCCAGGAAAAGTTAATTAACAATTTCCACAATCATAGATTTAATATCTGTAAGATGCCTCGCCAGACAGGTAAATCTACGACTGTAGTATCTTTTCTACTACACTTTGCAGTGTTTAATGACAATGTAAACATTGGTATTCTTGCAAACAAAGCAGCAACTGCTAGAGAACTATTAGACAGATTGCAAACAGCATATGAAAATCTACCAAAGTGGATGCAACAGGGAATCATCTCCTGGAACAAAGGCTCTCTTGAACTTGAGAATGGAAGTAAGATCCTGGCTGCTTCTACTTCTGCTTCTGCGGTTCGTGGTATGTCATTCAATATCTTATTTTTGGACGAATTTGCGTTCGTTCCAAATCATATCGCAGATTCGTTCTTTGCATCAGTATATCCAACAATTACTTCAGGTAAAAACACAAAAGTAATTATTGTATCCACACCACATGGTATGAATCATTTCTACCGCATGTGGCATGACGCAGAAAAGGGTAAAAATGAATACGTTTATACAGATGTTCATTGGTCTGAAGTTCCTGGAAGAGATGAGGAATGGAAGAAGCAAACGATTGCAAACACTTCAGAACAACAATTCAAGGTTGAGTTTGAATGCGAATTCTTAGGATCTGTTGATACTCTAATTGCACCATCTAAACTCAGAAACCTCGTCTATGACCATCCTAAGACCCGCAGCGCAGGTTTAGATGTTTATGTGGATCCAGTAGAGAATCACGATTACTTGATCACTGTAGACGTTGCTAGAGGTGTTGGAAACGATTACTCTGCTTTCACTGTTGTAGACATAACTCAGTTTCCTCATAGAGTTGTTGCAAAGTATAGAAATAATGAAATCAAACCTATGCTTTTTCCAAGTATCA